CGTGAATGACTACAAAAAAAGGTAAATCACGAGAAACGCGGCCTCCCGGAATTGTGAAGACCTTAGCGGAATTGGCGGCGGCGGCTAGCGTGTCGAGTCGAACGATTGCGACGTGGAAATGCGAACCGGGTTTCCCAGTTGAGCCAGATGGAACATTCAACATTTGGAAAGTTGCTCAATGGCATTCGGTGAAAAAGCCACAACGTGAAATGCCTGGTGAAGATGATCCTGAAGATAAGTCGGAAGCGTTGGAGTTGTGGAGGTATGAGCGGTTCCTCATGGCCAAGATGGATCGTGAGGAACGTGAGCAAATGCTCGTGTCGCGTGAACGGATACACGCGTTCGTTATGACGGTATCTGGACTACTTCGGGGTTGGTTGGATCGGTTGCAGCGGAAGCATGGGGCCGAGGTGTATGAGTCAGCAGTGAATATTCTTGAGGACATCGAGCGAGAAACAGACCGTGAATTTGGCGACGACGACACGATCGAGGGCGACGCGGAATCCGTTTGAAGCGGAACGGCGGGCGTTTTGGAAAAACGCCTATGCGCCGAAGCTCCGATCGATGCAGGAATTCGCCGAAGACGAAATCGTATTGCCGGACAGCGGGCAGCATGCAAACGAAAAGTATCGATGCAGTTATCAGCCATTTACGCGTCTATGGTTTGATGCGATCGCTTCGCGGATCTTTCGTCGTTATGTCGCTACTGGACCTAGCCAAAGTGGAAAAACGTTGACGTGTTGCGTGATCCCAGCGTGCTATCACTTGTTTGAAGTGCGTGAAACGGTGATTTTCTTTTCTCCGAAAATGGAGATCAACGAAGAAAAATGGTTGATCGATATCAAGCCGACGATTGAGAAATCGAGGTATGCGCATTTTCTCCCTCGATCGGGCCGAGGCTCGCAGGGAGGTTTTTCGGAATTGATCGTTTTCAAAAACGGCTCTCGAATCAAGTTCATGACGGGGGGCGGCGGCGACAAAAACAAAGCGGCGTTCACTTCGCGCGTGGCGATCGGAACGGAAATCGACGGGATGGATACTGCCAGCAAAACAAGCCGTGAGACTGATCCGCTCAATCAGATTGCAGCGCGTCTTCGTTCGCACGGTTCGCGGGCCGTCGAATACCTGGAGTGTACGGTCAGCACGGAATCGGGCCGCGTGTGGCAGGAAGTGACGAAAGGCAGTAACTCGAAAATCGTTTTGCAATGTCCGCACTGTTTCCATTGGGTAACGCCGGAACGTGAGCATTTCATCGGATGGGAATCAGCACAGACAGAGATTGAAGCCGAAACGCTTGGCAAGTTTTACTGCCCGGACTGCGGGACAGCATGGACGACCGAGCAACGCAAGTCGGCGAATGTCAATTGTAAGTTGATCCATTCCGGACAAAGGATCAATGAACAGGGCATCGTGTCGGGGGAATTACCGCAATCACGCACGTTCGGTTTTCGCTGGTCTGCGGTCAACAACATGTTCGCGGAAGAATCGTTGCTCGGTTCTGAGGAATGGAAATCGGCGCGGATACTCGATCGAGATGCGGCCGAAAAGCAGCGCTGCCAGTTCGTGTGGTGCATCCCATTCACAGGCGAGCAGACAGGCATTGAGATTACCGAGGAAATGGTAGCGTCTCGATTGACAGGCATTCCCCGCGGCGTTGTGCCGGACAATGTTGAAACTCTGGTTGTTCAAGTGGACCTGCATTTGCGATGGCACTATTGGACAGTTTTGGCAACCGGCAGCGACAAAGCGCGAAGCATTGTTGACTATGGCCTATCGATCAATCCAAGCCCTGAAACGAATGGCCCAGAGGTGGCTGTACGTCTTGGCCTCGAACAATTGGCGGCTGATCTCGACGGGCGTTCGTGGAAAACAGTCAGCGGACGCGATTACCAATTCGATTTGAAACTGATCGATGCCGGTTATCAGCAGGAAATAGCACTCGAATTCGTCACCGATCATCCGAAATGGCGATTGATCAAGGGACAGGGTAAGGATTTTCGACAGCCAAAGGAAAAGTCTGCGGACGTTCGGCCGGGTGATCATTGGTACGACTCACGGCAGCCAGGACATGAAAAATCGAATCGTCGAAAATGGTGGCTTTTGATCGGCGAAACGATGTACTGGATGCGACAAGTTCATAACGGATTTATCTCGACGACATTCAACGAAGACGGATCTCGGCGCCCTGGTTCAATCGCTCTATTCGGAAACGATTCGCAAGTGCATTTGAATCCGATCGATAAAACGGTGGCGCGTTCATCGTTTGCAACGCAGATTCTCGGTTGGAAGTGGGAAGCCTCGACGACTCCGAAAAATGGTGAGGTAATGGACTGGGTGAGCCAATGGAAAGAGGACCATTGGTTCGATACGACATATGGATGCCTGATTGCGGATCTCGTCGCACGTCACTATTCACCGAAATTCAAAAAACAACTGTCTGCAGAGCCGAAACAACCGGCTGCTGCTCAACCAACGCCGAAACATTTTCGGCTTTTCTCCGAGGGCCAGCGCCCTCGACTTTCTTAAAATGGAGTTTTCTGAATGGCAAAATCTGATCAGTTGCGAGAATCAGCCGTAGCAGTTCCCGTGGCATCACCGAAAGCGCGCGCTGCGGTGTGTCCGTTAAATCCTGATCATACTTCTACGCGCATCTATACCGTCAAAGGTAAGGTCCGTTATTGCGCGTGTGATACCTGCGGGCATACTTGGAAACAAATCGTCGGCGATGACGATCGAGGTGATGATTTTCTTGTGTTGCTTGCTGATTCGCTGGAAATGTCGCCGACTCAGAAAATCGATGGCGTCGAATCGATCGTCGTTCCAGTGACAGAAGTCAAAAAGATCACTGAACGGCTTCGAAAACTGTCGATCACTCCCGAATAATCGAAGTGATAGTAACATGGTAATATAGCACAGTAATAAACTGGGGTTTAATTTGTCATGACTCGCTAGTCAAATGGCGAGCATGACAGAAACCGCATCGTCTCAACTGTCGCGCGTGCAGAGCTTGATTGCCACAATGGAAACAAGCCTTGCGAACGTGAACGTACAGGAATACTGGACGGCAGACGGGCGAAAGGTCACGCGAGCGAAATACGAAGCCGTGTTGGCCACGCTGTATCAGCGGGAAACGATTCTGCTTCGCCGTGTTGCGGTTCAGACGGGTCAACGTCCAACATTCACGGTTGGTCGTATTGGCAAGGTCGGGAGGTCTTCCCGATGATCACCGAAGCGCAGGATATCGCGACCAAGGCATTTTTGAAGGGACTTGAAGACCGAGCGAAAGCTCAAATCAATCCCGATCGTTCGATGAATCGTCGTCCATCACTCAGTGCCAATACGTGGGGAAACTTTCCAGCGACGATGCCAGCGGGACGCGGCGGATTCAAGGGCGGAGGTTTCGATCGTCTGAATGAATCCTGGAATCCCGGCAACATAGGACCGAATCAGGCCCAACGATGGGGCGCTGGGATCATGCGGCAACGTGCCCGCGATCTCGTGCTCAATAATCCATTGGTTCGTTCGGCCGTCGATGCTTACATCAATAACGTGATTCAGCAAGGAATCATTCCCAAGCCGAAATTTGCGGACAAGACCGCACGGCAACAATGGGTTTCAGCATGGAATCGTTGGGGCGGCATTTCATCGCACTCAACGAAAGAATGCGATATCGCCGAAGACTGCACGATTTATGAGTTGCAGGCATTGTGGCTCGAAGAAATCATTGTCGGCGGCGGTTGCCTGATGCACTTCGTGGAGCAGCCCCGCAAAGGTCGGTCGATTCCACTTTCAATCGAGCTTTTGCCGGAAGAACGCTTTGCCGACGATATCACGCTTGGCGGCCCGAACATAAAAACGGCAAATCCCGTCGTTAATGGTCACGAGATTGACATTGCGACAGGCAAAACGGTCGCGTATTGGGTTCGGCAGACCAACAATTTGAACGATGCGTTGCCGTTCCCGCAGGACTGGACGCCCGTACGAATTCCCCGCGAACAATGCGAATACGCTTATTTTAAACGTCGTTTGGGTCAAAAACGCGGATTTACGCTATTACACGCGTCGATTTTGTGGGCGTGGTCACTGGGTTATTACCTCGACAACGAGCTTGACGCGTCCTCGATCAAATCATCGATCAGCGTTGCGATCAAGACCGGTGACGATTCGGATTATGACTGGAATCAGATCCATGATCCGTTGAACGACAACGCAAACACGGACGTGTACGGCAATCCGCTGATGAGTTTCCAACCGGGGACTGTAGCGCGGCTTCGTCCTGGTGATGAAATTGTGCCAGTTGGGCCGAATGTTCCCGGCAGCGATGCAAATCCGTGGATCAAGCTCATTGAGCGGTCTGTATCAATCGGAATGGGTGTCTCCTACGAAGAAACGGCCCGCGATTATTCTGAAGGCTCGTTCTCATCCGTTCGCGCTTCGATGAATTCAGACCGAATCCGATTTCGTCGGATGTGGCAATTCGTCGATTCGCATTTCAATAACCCGATTTGGCCAAGATTCGCGGCGGATTGCTCGCGGTCTGGTCTTGATGGGTTCCCCGCTCCCGATGAATTCATCTCCAATCGCGACGAATGGATTGATGTCAATTGGGAAGGGCCGTGTTGGGAATCTGTCAATCCTTCGGACGACGCGAAAGCCGACGATATCCGTATTAAGAACGGTACGAAAACGCGTGCCGCATGCGTGCCAGGCGATATCGATGACCATTTCGACGCGATCGAGAAGGAACAGCAGACGATCGTTTCGAAAAATCTTCAATTCGTCAGTGATGTGCCTGCCGGTCAAGCGGAAACGCTCGAAGACATGGAATCAGGTCCCAACGAAGAATTAGACGAGAAACCAGCGTCGAAAGGCGGAAAGAAATGAAAAAAGGGTATCGACGCGTCGTCGCTGCGGTCTATTCGACTCCATGGGCCATTCTGCCGGAGAAATTGCAGCAGATTCAAGCCGTATTGGCTCTCCGAACTCAGGGAGTGCGGCTGCCAAAGGAAGAGATTGCAGCGAGGATCGGAAATCAACGTTCACAGCCAGCGCCGACGACATCCGGAAAAATCTCCGTGTTGAACATTTACGGCACTTTGGCCCCAAGATTGTCTGCGATGCAGGACGTGAGCGGCGGCGTGTCTGCCGATGCAGTGTCAAAAGCGTTTGCTGATTCGGTCAACAATCCAGAAGTCTCGGCAATCGTGCTGAACATCGATTCGCCTGGCGGTGCAGTAGGCGGAATCGCCGAACTGAGTAAACAGATTTTCGACGCGCGAGGCAAAAAGCCAATTATTGCGGTTGCTAATGGTCAGATGGCATCGGCTGCACTTTGGATCGGCTCCGCGGCCGATGAAGTCGTGGCCACTCCTTCTGCCACCGACATCGGAAGCTATGGCGTAATGTCGATACATCAGGACGACACAAAAGCCCTCGAAAAAGAAGGCATCGAGCAAACGGTGATCGGCTCAACGGAATTCAAAACCGAGGGCTGGGGACCGATGACGGAGTCTCTCAAGGCTCGCATGCAAGAGCGAGTCGACGCGATTTCCGCCCAATTCGGAATGGACTTGGCCAGAAATTACGGCGTGTCACTCGCAACGGTGAATTCGCGATTTGGAAAAGGTCGCACGTTCCTTGCCAGCGAAGCACTCGACGCCGGTCTTGTGAAACGGATCGGAACACTTCAATCAGTTTTGGCGGAACTTGGCTCTGTTGCCGGTTCCAAATCATCGACGGCCACTGCTGCGGCTTCGCCCGCGAATGGGGCGGAAATTTCCACGAAAGGGAAAACCATGACGTTCGAACAATGGTGCCTGTCGCAAGGTCGCGATGTGGCGAAGCTTGATGCCGTTCAAACCGCAATGATGCGCGGTCTGTTCGACTCGATTTCGGCCGGTGCCGCAGTCGATCCGTTGACGGTTCGCAGCCGAATCGATTCGATTTGCGGCTCTGCTCTTGGTGCGATCGGACATGACGGTTCATCGACTCCAGTTATCAGCCAAGTCCCTCAGATTCCGAAAATGGCCGCAGGAGTTTCGGCTTCGGATATCGTCGCTCAGGTCAATCTGGCTCCGTTGACGGCCGACGCGAAATTGAAGTTGATTCAGTCTCTCACGAAAGAATCGTCATCTCTGACATATTCGTCATTGCTCGAACGAGTCAACGAAGCGGCTGTATCCCAAAACAGCCCTTCCGGAGCGACTCGGATCGATGCGACGGAATCCGAGCAAGACAAATTCCACGCGGCGGCCCGCGATGCGATTTTGGTCCGTACGTATGGCTCGAATCTCCCGACGGAGATTTACAGCCGTGCCGATGATGCGATGGTGCCATGGTCTGCGCCAAAGGGGCGCGACTTCTCGCTGGCATCGCTGCCGAGAATGGCCGAAGCGTGCCTGATTCAAGCGGGTGTCCCCGCCAACAAAGTCAAATCGTTGTCGGCTCACGATATTTCCCGGCTCGTGATGGGTGCGAATCCACGCGACTTCGGGATTTATGCGAGCCAGGGTGATCCCGGTGCGTACAACGTCACAGGGATGTTTACAAACATTTTCACCGATGCCCAAAACGTGATCTTGCGTCGGTCGTATCTCGACGCAAACGTCACCTATGACATGTGGATGAAACGCGGCGAAAGCCTCGTGGACTTCAAACCGGTTCACAAGATCATCGCGGGCGAATTGTCCGATCCGAAGGTGATCCCCGAGGACGGCGAATTCGAAGATACGACTTTGAGTGACAGCCAAGAACAATACCGCCTCTTCGTCTGGGGCGAAAAGTTCTCGGTGTCGTGGCAAACGATTGTCAACGACCGACTGTCAAGCTTCACCGAAATCCCGATGAAGCAAGGCCGTGCGATGCGTCGTAAACAGAACCGTATCTGTTACCAGATCCTCAAGGATAACGCGAATCTGGCAGACAGCGGCGCGTTGTTCAATTCGTCGGCACAATCGGCGGCTGGTGGCCACAACAACATCGGTACGGGCACTCTGACGACCGTTGCCGATTACATCACGGCTTGGAACGGAATGGCCAAACGAATGAGCGAAATGAAGGGTTTGAATATCAGCGACTCTTCGACGCTCAACATCATGCCGAAATGGGTGATTTTCCCCGGTGCTCTCCGTGGAATCATCCTGCAAGCGTTAGGCTCAATTTCGTCCGATCCTACAAACCCCGGAATCCGGAACATCTGGCAACAGGGTTTGCAGCCAATTCTTGAACCTGAACTCGGTTCGGCGGGAACTGGCGGTAGCGATCTCAAGCACTATTTGGCCGCCGACTACAACGATGTTGACACGGTCGAATATGCGTTCCTGCAGGGGTTGGAATCGCCCGCGTTCGAATCGTACACGAGTTTCGAACGACTCGGAATCGCGATGCGAGTCTATCAACCGTTCGCGGCCAAGGCTCTGGATTACCGTGGTTTGCAGCGTCACAACGGCGCGTGATATCGGCTCGATGGCGGCATGAATTCGCCGCGTCGCATGTGTGACGCGGCCATTTTTCAAATCAGATTCCGAAGGGAAAAATATTATGACCGTACGAGGTCGATATCTTGTCGAAGACCATTTTTTGAGGCCAATGCCATTGTCAACAACTGCGCCTGCGGGCGGCAGTTTTGGTTGGACGGCAAAAAAAACGGCGTCCGCAGGGACTCCCACATATACGACGACCGCGTCCGGTCTTGTGCTCACAATGGCGAGCAACTCGGAAGCCGAAGTCGTGACGGCATATCAAAACGATGTGCTGGTGTTCCCGTTGGGAAACATTCGGACGTTTGAATTCACGGCGCAGGTTGCCGGCATTGATTCCGTAACAACGGTATTGATGGGACTTGCCGCGGCGGAAAACGACACGATAGCGAGCGTGGCTGGTGCGGCATGGTTCCGCATCAACGGTGCCACCGATACCGGTGCCATCAACTGCGAAACGTATGACGGTGCCACGCGAACTACGGTAGGGCAAGAATCGTCACTGACGAACGTCAACAAGCGTTTCTTGATTGACTTCTCGCAAGGCATCTCCGACATCCGATTCGAAGTCGACGGACAGCCACTGGTCACGACAACGAAATTCAGCCTGTCGGCATTGACGGCAACGCAGGGCCTGCAGGCGTATTTCCAAATCCAAAAGGCTTCGGGTACTGGCGTCGGATCACTGACGTTGCGAGACGTCCGCATCCAAGGAATCTTCGCCGACTGAGGTGACGAATGGCCTGGTACGACTCGTTCGAAGCGATGGCGGCTGCGGATTTGGACTCCTCATTTTTTGGGGCGTCTGAATTCGCGGACTCCGTCATTTTCTTCCAAGGGGAACGATCTCCAAAAACGATTACGTGTCAGGTCTGTAATTCGACGTCAACGATTCTGGATCACTCGAATCATCAAGTGCAAGTCGAAATCATTACCGTCACTGCGAAAGCTGATTCTGAGTTGGGCATGCTCAATCCAACCATCGGAAACACGGTGAAATGGAATGACAAGACATGGGAGTTTTCAGCGGTCAAGTCGGGTGATCTGGGAACGATCATTGTTGTTTTCCAACGTTCCAAGGTCACCCAGTCCGGCCACAACCGGCCACCGTCTTTATAACGGGGATTAGAGAAGCAGCATCTCGACAGCCTCATAAGCTGTAGATCATCGGTGCAAGTCCGATATCCCCTATTTGAAGTGAAATATGACAAGCCCCTGGCCAACATCGCCGCTACTTTCTGCAATTGGAAAATTGCGGCGAATGGTGGCATTGTCGGCAGCGTTTCAAGCAAGGGCGGCGATTGGGTTCGAAGACGCATTGAATCGAGTCTACACGGAATATGTCCCTGATATCGAAGAACTGATTGCCGATACGGCCAATGAACTTTCACCAGTGCCGCAAAGTCCATTCGCCTCGATTTGGCCAATGTCCGTCGGATGGCGTGAGAGCGGCGGCGGTTCCCAAGTCTGGACGATCCCCGAGGGTATGATGCATCTCTATTTGCGATGCGACGTCGTTCCGACAATCACAGGATGGAATGAGCGGCGCGAAGAGTGTCTCGGGTTCCTCGACCAATGGTTAGCCGACATCATGAAACTGTCAGGCGGCGGCGTTCCTATTGATCCGGATACCTTTGATGATGGGACAGGTTATTTGACGATCACGAAAGCGGGCGTCCCCTTGATCGATCATTCCCCCTACAAAGACCGCAACACAAACGGCGATTTCGTGTACATGTCCGTGGCCTTGCAATATGGAGATGTTGCCTGATGCCACTGATCATTCTCGATTGCAAAATCACGGGCAAACCGCCGAAAGAGATTTCGCGGAAGATGCCAAAGATTTACAAGGCATCGCTGCAAGCGGTCGCTGAGTTTTGGCATTCCAACCTGTTGCAATCGCACTTCACGCCTCGAAACGATGCCAGATATCAGTATTCGCCGCGCAACAAAGTTTATTTGCAGGATATCAAATCACAAGAAGGCGTCGGGCAAGGAAAATACGTATCGGATCTTCTGAAAGGCATGGCCGCCAGATGGGTCCGTACGTTCGCGACCGTTTCCGGAACATCGAAATCGGCAACGATTCGAATGACGGCCCCGACGTACTTCGAGCATCCATTCATTGGCAGTTTTATCGATCCAAAAAACGGTCGGATGAAACACGTCACGAGGCAACCGAACAAGCCGGAAGAAATCACGCAGGTCAATCGAGACGATCGCGAGGCGTTGATGAAATTTGCACAAGCAGACGTCCAACTGCGGGTAGAACTCGCCATGAGAGGTATTTGAAATGACAACAGTCACGCCTACCGTTGTTCCGTACAAGCTTGATGTGGTGACGCTGGCAGGTCCGTCAATCACGTTTTGCAATATCTCGGAAGCCGACGTACAACATCAAGTGGAAACGATGTCCGAGGGGCCTGCCGGACATCCTGCGAAGATGTTCGGAGCGGTCAAGACCGCCAAGCCGATGACGACGTTTACAACTCCGCAAATCGATCTTGTTGCGGCGAATATTCCGATCTGGGGACTATCGACAGGTTCCACGATTTATCAGAAGCTTTCGACTGGCGTTGCTCCGGCATCACGCGCAACAACGCAAAACCGAAAATTCGTTTCCGCTCAGGGGATTGCGTATTGGTCGTCGATCTCGTTGCCATCACGAGAAATGGCCACGGCATCAATCACGCTTTGCTCGATTTACAACGGATCTGCGGAACCGTTGGTCCCCACGGCGTCGGTGGCGTTGGGAGGATCGTTGATCGCTGGGAATTACTACCAGTGCGGTCCTATCTGGTTCATCGACAATGCAGCCACGCCAACAACGACGAACATTCTTCAAGTCGATTCCATTCAGATCGACAGCGGTTGCCAATTCCGATCTGACGGTGACGCCAGTTCGATTTTCGATACGTACGGAGAAGTCACGATCAGCGATGCAGTTGTGACGATCAAGACGAAAGCTCCCGTCAACGTATCCAGTTGGCCACTCGAAGGGACCGGGTTGACGAGTTTCCGATTTTTCGCTCGTGCGTTTCAACAGGGCGGAAACCGGATTGCCGATGCGACCGCGGCACACATCGAATTCTCAGGAACTGGTACGGGTTCCCCGCTCTCGACAATTGCAATGATCGTTCCAGTGAATTCGACGGCAAACGGTCAGAATTTGTATGCCGACACGTTCAAAATGACTTGTTACAGCGTGGACGGCGTTACGCCACCGATCGTGATGCAAACTGCTCAAGCGATCGCTTAATCAGAATGAGAACGCATGTCATTTTTGTATTACTTCCCCGGCCACGGCCAAACAAAAGGGCAACTGACGCGGCAAGACGTCTCAAAGACGTTCGCGCGTGAAGCTCTATGGGATGTCATCCACACGCAACAGCGGTTCGCCCAACACACGATCACAGCCGTAACGTATCACGGTGGACCGGACAAGGGCGTTGGAACATTGCTGGCGTGCGTGCAAACTGATCCGAGTTTGTCAGATTTCAAAGTGGGCTATTTCCCTGCGGAACAAACTTGGCAAAAGCTCGATGGTGCGTGGCTCGGTTGGTACAACTACGCATTGCCAAAACCGGAGCATCTCAGGCGTTTACAGCCGATCTCTGGTGAATACGTGGAACTCGCGGACGGGAACAATTGGGAAGCCCCGATCATTCAATGGGGACCGCCAAAAACAACTCTGTTGCCATCGTTGGTGATGCTGCAGGATGACGACACAATTACAACCGAGGTTGTTCCAGAGTTTGCCGACTTCGACAAGCTGGCGGATCAGATCTGGGACCATTATTTCCAGATCGAAGGCAAAACGCTCACGTCTGCCGGCGTGCTCAAAGCGACGATCAAATGCCTCAATCTCAATTATCGAATTGGTCGCCCCGAGGTACGGGCGTTGCGTCTGCTCGATTCGGACAATTGGCGAGAAGTATTTCGCGCGTCGAACAATTTCCGGTTGATGGAGGAAGTGCTCGCAGAGGACGCAAAAAAAAAGTCAGTGCCGAATGTCTCCGATCTGTCTGCTGGTCACGAGGACTCGACGACACAGGCCGAAGCCTCGCAGAACTCTACATTGCAACCGTCGGTCTAAGTCAGCCGCATAAAAGGTAATCGACAATGGCCGTCAATCTGACATTTAACGGAGACTCAGCAGACGCACAGGCAGCGATCGCGAAGCTTGAGCGTAAATATGCGGATCTTGAAAACAAGATCAAGCAACTCGGCAAAGCCACAAAAAAATCCGGCGACGACGGATTCGAAGCGATTGGCAAATGGGCCAAAGGGTTTTTGTCTGTTGAAACCGCTATGAAAGCCGGGCAAGAGGGCGTCAAGCTTCTCGTGGCCGAGTATGACAATCTGATCGCGGTGACCGACAAAGCCAAAGAGGCCAACATCAATTTCGGAAAGGTCGCGACAAACCTTTTTCAGAACGTCGGCGCAAACGATTCGATGCGAGAAGCGAAAGCGCGAATCCTGAATTTGTCTGCATCGGCCGTCATGTCACCGAACGAAATCGCAAAAATACTGAACGCCGCGCAAGCCTCGAAAGGCGATCAGTCGAATGAGACTGTTGACAGAACGATTACAGCGGCTGCCAGGGTATCACGTCTCGATCCAGAGGCAATGGAATTGCTCGTCGGAACGGCGTTGGATTTGACGAAACAAGTCAAAGGAACTTCGCCCGAACAAGCGATCGGCGCAATGCTCAACTTCGGTGCCGAGTCTCATGTGAAGGATCAAGGGCAATACTCGAAGACGATCGGCGCGGCGGCAATCGGCATGTCAAAAGCGGATTCGTCGGGAATCGAATACCAATTCGCGCTAGGCAACGCGATTACGCACGCGGTTGGTGATCAGGGAAAAACGTCGGCAACGGCAATGATCGCATTGGAAATGCAACTTGCAAAAGCCTTTCCGGAACTGAAAAACACTGCCGAACGAATCGCGATGGTGCAAGCCAATCCCGACTTAAAAAACGCGATCATGTTCGGCGGATCATATTCAGACGAGAAAGGCAAAAAAAAGAAACTTCATCTTGATGAATTCGAAGTTGAAGGGCCTGACGGCGCTATCATGAAACTTGGCGGCGACAAGTTTTCTTTCGAAAAACGAGCCATTCCGGGGATTAACCAATTATTGACTGGCGGGTCATTCGCAGCGAACGAAATTCAACGAAATTTACGAGACGTACCTTCACTTGCGGCATCTGGAGAATCGTTTGAAAAGCGTGCTCTGGGAATGGGGGCCGATCGAAACTTGCAGGCCGCCGAAGCCGAAAACGCGTTCAAGGTGAACACAGAATTGACGCGATTGCAAAACGTGCAAGGCGCGCGTGATTCGTCAACGCGTGTTAACGTCGATGAGGCGTTACGTGCTCGCGGGATTTCTGATTGGACATCGAATTCTGTCGGATGGGGACGATGGCAACGGCAGGGTTATGGATTCGGAAATAAAAGCGGTGAACAGGCCACGTTGGAATCACTTGAATCGCATCGAGACGCGTTATTGAGTTTTGACCAAGAACACAATTTGCCATCGTCGATGACCGGGCAAAGCACGGCAGAAGCGGAAAAATTACAAGAGGTGATCGATCTTCTGAAGCAACAATTGGAAGTTGCCAGGGAAGCCATGGGCGAAGATGGCGAAGGTGGCCAGTTCGGTCCGGGGGGCGAATTCGATATGAGCGAATCGCCACGTGCAGGACGTCCAATCAACCGAAATGGAAACGTTGAATGACATTCGTTGCCACAAATTATATCGGTCCTCAACCGTTCGTTCGCCTGTCACTTCCCGGCGCTCGAAATGATGGCGTCGAAGTCGTCTACCAACACGGGAATATCATCCAGCGTGAAGGCGTCGACGGAACAGCCTACATGCAAACCGGAATTAAGGGCGATGTGTTCACGTTGGAATCGTTTGTCGATGTCGCCACGTTTGCAGAAGCGCAGGCATTGAAGGTGGTTTATAAGACTCTCGTTGGAACGAATCTCTATGATGTCGCCGTGGGTGGCGTGAGTTACCACACGGAATTTGGACACAAATACATCGTCCTCGACGTGAAAGCCGAATGTGAGGCAACCGGTGTTGCTTGCGGTGGAATTTGCGTATCCGCGTTGGGCGTGGCATCTCCCGGTGATCCAGCATATGCCCGACTCACAGCGACATGGACTCTTGTTCCTGTCTTCGTTGGTATTCCAGTGGGGGGGCCTTGATGGTTACTCCTGTCTCAGTCATGACCGACAAGCGACGGTTACAAAAATCGCCCGTGGCGGACGTCTACGTAAGCGATACGCTCATCGAGGCCAATTTCGTACCGGCGCCATACATTCGAATTGAATCTCTACGGATCACGTGCGCCCCTGAAATCGATCAAGCGCAGATCAGCTTTCTCTACGGAAACATTCAACGCGAAGACGATACGGAAATCACCTACTATTCCCCGATTGAACTGGCCGGAAAGTTCATCAAAGTTGTGATCCAAGATACCGTCTACGCCGACTTCATCACTGCTGACACGAACGAAACCGAGGAAGAACTCGAAGATGGTTCGGCCGAGTCAATTCACAATTTCCCGGTACTCTGGTATGGCATCATCGAGCACGATGAACGAGAGACAATCGGAACATCGGCTGGGATCGGCGGACCGTCATCGAGTTCCAGTTCTTCAAGTTCCGGAACAACTCAAGCGGGACGGGGCGAACAACATCTCGTTGCATTCGGATTACTGCGACTGCTCGAAAAAGAGGTCATCGACACCAGTTTTGTCGACATCGACGGCACTGTGGGCAACGTATTTCCGGTTCGCACGGGACTTTCATTCAATACGAGCGACGGAGGCCAGTTTTCGCTACGCGGAAACCGTTCTGCAAACGTTGTTGGAGGTACGTATCTTTTCAACTGGGAGCCACGCGGACAAGATAAATGGACTGCGTACGATGCCGTCGAATATCTCTTGGCGAATCAAGTGCCGTTGGATAGTGCAGGAGAGCGGGCCAATATCTGGGTGTTGAATTCGCTCGTCGATTATCTCGACTGGTATGACATCGACTGCCACACGAACGGCCGCACGGTCAAGGAAGTGCTGGACGAGTTGATTCCTCGACACCGAGGGGTTGGCTATTACGTGTCGTTTAATCCTGGTCCGCCGAATTCAAGCTCATCAAGTTCATCAATTCCGATCAGTTCAAGTTCGTCATCACCTTACCTTCCCGATTCCGTATCGTTGAATGTGTTTACATTCGTTGCTGCGGACCTACCATTGCCAAACGGTCAAACCCTGGTGGCGAATGCCAGCCAAATAACGCTTGCATTGGAAGGCGTTCTCGACGTCATCGATTTAACGGTAACGAATACGACACTGACGAAATATCATCGCATCATCGCCCGCGGTGAAAAACGGACGACAACATTCACAGCAGCAATTGACGACGCGCCCGCAACCGATGCGGTAATTTTCGCAGATTGGACGATTGCCGCAGAAAATGAATACATCGCGGGGGCCTCGACGGCTTCCGATTATGGATCGTTGACGCTCGCACAGCAGCAAGCACGAAATGCGGTGTATCGCACATCTCCGCGATTAGACGAGGTTTTCAGGCGGTTCTCTCTCAATGGCACGCTGGTTGATCCGGAATTGGTCTCCAGTTCGTCAAGCTCTCTTCCGTCCACGCGGTGGGATGGCCTGATTCCTGATCCGCTCGGAATCAGCACGAATCTCTACTGGCTGCGAGGCCAGCAAAACAAACTGCCGTTTTCGGCCCTGTATTCGCCGGTGTCGAGTTCTTCGGGACTCATTCAATACGATGGGCGTGATTACATTCCCGGTTGCCGTATCCTGCGAGCGCTCCCATTGTATGAGGGTTATGATTACAGCGGGAACCGGCTCGCGTCATTCGATTTCAAACCTGCATTTCAGCACAACAAGCAGCCGTCATTTATCGCACCATTCGTTTTCGCACCGACTGGAACGCGTACGACTGCATCGTCATCATCCTCGTCAACGTCATCAAGTTCTTCGACGCCATATACGGGGCCAACATACGAACTTCTCGACAGAATGAATCGATCGTATGCAAGCGCAGGCGATAGAACGTGGTCAGCACGTCTTTCGATTACTGACACCGAGCCAGGTTTCGAAATCCATGCCAGCGTGCCGCATTTCATCGGTGGAACAGGTACGGCAGGATGGGCGGCCACATCTCAGCAGGAAGATCAGTCGTACAATAAGGGCCTCGACTTTACGACGTTTTTGGCGACGATTTGCGTGGAACTGACGCAGCATATTCAGGTTGATTACGTGCTCGAAGAATCAGCCGACGGCGTTCCCGAAACCGCATTGATTATCTACGTGCCGAACGCTCGCCATGATTACGTATTGCCCTATACAGTTGTCGAAATCAAAGACGGCGTACCGGTACAAACGCAGGGAGGTTTTGCTCGCGACTCGACACAACGTCTGATGTCGATCGCGACGGCTGCGGGGATCTGGTACGGGCAAGAACGGCAAACGCTGGATTTTGCATTCCGTCAAGTCCGGTCAATCGTTCGTCTCGGTGAACTCGTCACCGACATCGGGCCGGATTACGACGTGAGTGAAACGGAAATACGGTCCAGTTCGTCGAGTTCGTCGCTGGTGTCAGCCCATATCAACACACCAGTAACAGCAATCACTTACACGCTTGGCAAAAACTCCCACACGCGAGTTGAGACGGCATACACAAACCTCGATTTCGTGACGGGGGATTGATCATGGACGAACGATACATTATCTCGCAGATCGACGCCCTACGGCGCGAATTGGCGAGGTTTCCGGTGCGATACGGTGAACGAACGATTGCGGTGACTGCGACGAGCAGTAGCACAGGCGGCGGGAGCGGCTGCGGTTGTTGCGATGGATTCAGTTGCATTACTCCCAGTCAGGCGACGGTTGGAGGATGCAGCGCGGCGCCTGGAGGGGCAGCGTATCAATACACGATTTCAATAGGTACATGGGCTGCTTATTCCGTATTCACTCCCAGCGGGTTGATCCCGTTGACGTACGGTGCGCCAACGGGATGCGGTTCGAGCAGTAGTAGCTCATCGTCATCGAGTTCGTCATCGTCGGCTGGATGTAATTGGTACTCGTGCATCTATCATCTTACGCAGCCTTCGAGCAGTAGCAGCTCGTCGAGTTCTTCGAGTTCGTCGTCGTCCAGTTCTGCCGTGACAGGTACGTATCAGTGGCAAGCGAAAATCTACACTGACGGCGGCGGCAATCCTGCCTTCAAGTGCGTTCCGGTGTTGCTCAGTGGGACAGACTGGCTAGGCATCGCGGAGACGCTGTAAATGAACATTCAGAACATCGGCGTTTTCAATCCGCTCTGCAATTCGCGGCTTGTCGTCATGAATCGCGAAACGGTTCCCAGTCCCAGCGGTCTGAATTACAAATTGTGTTCCGAGCCTTTGCCGAGTGATCCATGCAGCGGGCCGGGGAATTGCCCAACGTGTAATTACCCCTGCTACAACTTGCAAACAGCGAACTCAACATACCCCGGATTGAACGGCGGCTTCGTACTCGTCGGAGGAGTGTTTCCAGACGGCTGCGGTCCTCCTGGTTACACGCACGGTCCATACAACGGCAGGCACAGTTGTTTTTACTATGCGAGCACGGGAACAAAGCTGGTGCTTCCAGGCGGGACGACTCCGTACAACGCGTTTTGGCTATTGACGGTCACTGTCGTTTCGTATCCCACAATCATTTTTCAGCTCATTCTCGACACAGTGGACGCATCAGGATCAATCAGCGGTTCTTACGCGTGGAACACGACGAGCACGTCTTGTCTGGGTTCGAACTCAACCGATATGACTCCTTCGGGGTCGCGTACAAACAACCCGTTTATCGGAACGGTTCCAACGGCGAGATTCTTCCAGTAGCGGCGTGGTGATCATGCAACTTTTATCAAACGTCGATTTCGATCCACTCTGCTCAAGCGGGCTGTACGTCGTCAACGGCCAAACCGCGCAGCCGTCGAGCGCGATGGTATGGAATCCCTGCCTCAATCCACTAAGCCACAACGATTGCTGCTCAAACTGCTTCAAGGTGCTTTGGCCTGGATTGACGGTTAACGATCCGGATCATTGTCACACGGTCACTCCGTGGGATTCCCCGGAAACGCTTTACCTGACGTCGTTCAACAGCAATTACTACCAAGCCCCCTACTACACGTGCGCTTGGTCAAACGCTTCGGCAAGCGTCACGTATCCGAAGCCGTGGTTGTACGGATCTGTCCCCGCAAAGTTATTTGTGACGTTCACATATTCGATCATTGTTGGCGGAAGCTTTGTGAACATTACATATCAAGCATCGTACACATGCGCAAACTTCGCATGCAATGGAGGAACGTTCCTGTTTTCCTCGCGTGCAACTCCAATCGGGGGATACTTCGATCCAGGTTGCCTGACAGCTACTCCAGTCGATCCACCGTCAATCGTGGTTCAGGGCTGCTCGTGCGTTGTTCCATCCTCAAGCAGTAGCAGTTGATCATCATGCAAATCGTCTCAGAGATCGGATTCTCTCCGCTGTGCGGGTCGACTTTGGTCGTGAAGAATCGCTCGTCCGTTCCGAGTCCAAGCGGACTCGTNGAATGGCCATGCATCGATCCTCAGTTGGTGTCTGCGAGAACAAAATGCTGTTTGGGCTGTTTCCAGTTCACTTTGCCACCAGTCACGATATCGGGCTGTACGCATACGTGGACGACTAGCTCAATGGTGATTACGATTCCGTCGAATTACAGCAACCCAACTGTTGGGCCTGGAGTGTCCTGCCCATACTGCGCTTGGTCAACAACCGTTCTGATCTATTACGACGCGACAACGCAGTTCGCAGCCTACGCGTCAGCGTTGATCACATCTACGTACGTCGGTGGCGATTCTGTGGCGTGTCCGACATCGCTGGTTATTTCAATTACTGGGGGCGGATACGTTCCAGCGATTGCTTGCGCGGCTGGGGAAAAATACTCATACTCGCCTGTCGGTACGTGGGCTTGCAAAGGTGCGACGTTTAATCAAACGACAGTCACGGATTTAAATGTGTCAGGTCTAACAAGAATGACAATCACGGGCCTGCCGTCGAGTATCTCAGTGACTTCAGTTTCTTGTTAGCCTCTAAGCTACTGGATCAACAATGAACCATTTGATTTACCACATCTGGCCACGCATCGGCTCAAACTGGCTTTGGAACGTCGAGCAGTTGCTGAAACGCATCGAACAATTCGACGGCGTACGCTCGATCGGAATCGCGATCTCTCCAGACTCCGAGTCTGCCGAAGCGGTCAAATCTGCGTTCTCCGGCCATCGGATTGATAACTGGGTGATTGAGCCGAACGACGCACAGCGAGGCGAGGGCGNGACGTTCTTCACGATGCTGGCGACGCTACCGAGGACTGGCAACACGTTTTACGCTCACGCGAAAGGTGTGTCGAAGACTCCGGTGTCTCCGCAGGTCACGCGATGGGCTGAGATGATGTATCAATCTCTGCTCGACAATCCGAGTTTCATCCGAAAAAAACTCGAGATTTTTCCATCCGTTGGGAACTTCAAGCAACACTTCGACAAGAGGACGTGCGACTTTGGGCCGTGTGACTGGCAATTCTCGGGAACCTTCTTTTGGTTCCGCAATTCGGACGCCCTGTCACGTCTAGCGGCATTCCGCCAGATTCCTTCCTACTGGGGCGTCGAATACTGGCCGGGGCAGGTTTTCAAAAGTGATGAAGCGTTGTGTTTGTTCGGGGAAAACGTAGGGGGACTCTACCACCAATCAGAAATCGACCGAGTAACTCCGGATTTCAATCGAGTCATGGAAGAACAAAAACGAAAACACTTCTGCTACTACACTGGCACGAATCGCATGGCTGACAAGCCAATGATCGAGTGCATGATCCGATCGGCTCGCAAGTCGGGAGTGACCGAGGATTTCCATGTTTTCGCGCCGTTCAATATCGCCGACGCGATCAATCACCACATCCCACAAAGCCGATCCTGGAATCGGCACATGGCCAAGATTGAGTTTCTGCTCGATCTCAAAGATACGGACTACGAATACTGCACGTGGCTTGACTCTGACAATTACTTCGTGCGTGATCCTGGCGACTTGTCAGAACTGATCCGTTATGAACCATGCTGGGTGTCGATGGAATCAGACTTGACGACACCGAAGAATCGTCACGCGGAATGGTACGGTCTGTATTTCAAGAATCGAACTCCTACGATCTTCGACTACTGGCAACAGTACGGGGCGGGGCGAGCGGGATTCTGGAACTGCAACGGCGGTCTGTTCATTGTGCGTCGATCAGAGATTCAGAGATTCCACGATGAGTGCTTCCGCGTCTTCCACGGAATTCGCGCGAACAACGGGCCGGATATTCCCGATGAAGTCCCTCTTGCGATCGTCGGCGATTCAATGGTGTCCGATCCGCGATTGAACACATTCGAAAAACACTCGCACATCTGGGCGTGTGACTGGCACTCGACGTTTACTCGGCAACTCCCCGAGGGGCTGGCGTGGAGAGCCAAAGACTACATTACAGACGAACCTGGCGAGATGATCAACCCGGCGATTGTGCATCTGATGAAGGGTAAACATCTGATGCAAGCCGCAAAAACACCGTGGATTGAATCCGTTCCAGGTCTCTCGCAACTACGCGCCATACCGCTCGCACAATCGATCGAGGAACGAATGATTTCTCATCTCAGGGCGTTCCCCTGCAAGTTCCGCGGTGAACTGCTGCGAATCGATGCTCGTGACGGTGGTTGCGCGGTATCACCAAGTCCCGTGTTTGAGTGTCGACTTGAATCAAACGAAGCGCATGAGGCGTCGATGTGGAAATTCTGCCGCGAACAAGAATTGAAGATGTGCCACGGCTGTGCGGAACGCATCGAACCGGAACTCGTCCAGATCCAAAAGGCGGACAGACAAACAGCAATCCACCAACCACACGCGCCAACTCCAGACGGACGAATTCCTTCGCAGCTAAGACGGCATAACGCATAGCATCCTTGAAACTGTTCATAGAGTGAGCGCATGATGATAAGCAAAGGAAAATTCCAATGCTCACATCAATCGCAGTTCTCGTCGTAATGCAGTTTGCACAACCAGAAGATGCAGCCATGCAATATTCCGGAAAAGTCGAACGCGTTTCAGGGTCCGATACGATCGTTCTTCGCTGCGAGGGCAATCTCATGACGATCAGACTCGCAGGCGTCGATGGGATCGAACTAGAACAAAAATACGGAAAAGAATCCTTCGAGCGGTTGAAAGAGTTGATCGATGGCAAAGAAGTCGTCGTGATCGATTCAGGCCATGGAAAAGACGGCCGGATGCACGGCCGCGTTGAACTCGACGGAAAAAACATCAACGAACAAATGGTTCGCGAGGGCCTCGCGTGGCGACTTCCGAAAAACGATCCAAAGAAAAGGTAACGAATTACTTGACGCAGAACTTTTCAAAATCTTTTCATTTTCTTGACTTAGTAGTTGACGCAGAACATTCGACCTCCGATAATGTACTCAGTCAATCGCACTTCGCGGTTGCGGAATCAAAGGACAACAACATGCGACACGCCTTCAAAACACCGTTCGGTCAGTGTAAATGTCTGTGGTGTGGACAGAACAAACGGTTCGCCGATCCCGAATGCAAAATTACTGCCGAAATGCGTGATGCACTCGCCGCGTTCGCGAAGGAACACGGACGCAATTGGAAGACATTCCTTCAACGCTGTTGGGAGTGCGGGCACTATCCAGACAAAGCCGATACGCAGGCATTGCAGTTGGCAAGAAATGTTGGTGGCCCTCGTTTGCTCATGCGACTCTCGAACGCCCTTATGGCTAAGCTTACCACCCTCAGTGTCTTGCAAGGAAAGGTGGACTGAATCATGAATCATACACCTGGACCTTGGACGACTTTTCCTGACAAGACACTCCCCGGAGTCAGTTATGTGATAACGGATCGAACAATTGCCGTTGTCGATCCGGTTAATGGGCGAGCGAACGCCGCGTTGATTGCCGCCGCACCTGATTTGCTGGACGCTTTGGAGTCTGTAATGAAGTGGATTCATGCTGGGTGCGATCCTAGCCAAAAGAGCGAAGCGAAAGTCCGTTCGGCCATCGCCAAGGCGAATGGAGGTTTGGCATGAAAATGTTGACGATCCACAGTTGCGGGTTGTTTCCAAGTTCGTGCGGAATTGCTCGCTCCGACTGCGGTCTGATGCTGCCACAAACGTCGGATCATTTTCTGTACGTCGGACAGCCAGATCCGAAGAACATTCGTCGATGCAAGCGTTGTGCAAAGGCGAAGCGTCTCAAGTACTGGAAGTGGGCAGTTCAACAGGACATCAACAAGCGAATCTCTGAAGGCTTGCGTTTGGCATGGGCACGAAGAAAGGCATTGAAATGAATAATGACAAGTTTGACGTAATGGCCAATGAAATCCGTCTACAGGTGGAAGCAAATAACAGGCTTCGTGCGGCTCTTCTGCCATTCGCTGCCGCCGCTGGCCGACCATGCCGTTTGGAGGATCACGATGGCAATCCGCTGCCTGACGATTGTGCTCTTGGGTTGGGGGTGAAAGTATCGGCGTGGAAGCTGGCGATTGAATTAACTTCCGCAGATTGATATGCGGGCGAGAAGGAATGCTGCGACAAACACTCGCTCGGTGAATATGTCGGGACGTATCCAAATTTTTAGGCGGTGAACTGTGTCTGACCTTCCAAAAACTCTGATCGATGCCGTTCGATACTTTTCCGATCCAGCACGCTGCAACGAATGTATGCGTGATCTGAAGTGGCCAGATGGCAAGATCGTCTGTCCGAAATGCGGTTGCGAGTCGGTTACACCGGTCAAAGGTCGACCGAAGCTGCAATGCAATTCGCGGGCTTGCAAGTGCCAATTCTCGTACAAGGTCTGGACAATCTTCGAGGATAGCCCGCTCGGTCTCGACAAGTGGTTCGTGGCCGTCTGGTCGATCGCAAACTGCAAGAACGGAATCAGTTCCCACGAGCTTGGCCGGGCATTGGGCGTCACTCAAAAGACCGCTTGGTTCATGCTGCATCGGATTCGCTTGGCGATGGAAACCGATGACTTTCGGAAGATGACTGGCAAAGTCGAATCTGACGAAACATTTGTTGGCGGACGTGCGGAAAACATGCACGCCAAAAAGCGAGAGAAGAAGATCAAGGGCCGGGGATCGGTCAATAAGACTGCCGTCCAGGGGATCATCGAACGGGGTGGAAACATCAGGACATTCGTCGTTCCCACCGCTGATGCCGAAAACCTCGCTGGCAACATCATCCGCAACGTCGAGGCTGACACGCATGTCTATACCGACTCGGCACTGGCGTACAACACGCTTCGCAATCGGTTCCGACACAGTGCGGTTGATCATGCTGTCGAATACGTTCGGGCACGTTGCCACACGAACAGCGTGGAAAACTTCTGGTCCCTGCTGAAGCGAGCATTGAAGGGAACCTACGTTGCTGTCGCTCCGGCCCACTTGCATCGGTACTGCCACGAAGAAGCTTGGCGATTCAATTTCCGCAAGTGGAACGACGCATATCGGTTCTTTTCGCTGCTCAAGGGAGTGGTCGGAAAGCGTTTGACGTATCGGGAACTCGCCGCGATCGGCGATTGTGGTTTCATGGGCATTCAATAGGAGAAACGAAGTGGCAGACACACCGGAACGGAAGCCGAGAGGGTTCGGAGCATTCAAGGATTTAGCCTCAAAGTTGGTCAAAGTGCCAAAAGCTGAGCTTGATAAGAAGCTGGCGAAGAACAATGCCAAGAAGCGAAAAAAGTAACGTCGATTTTTCATTGTGTTTTAATCCAAGTGTTCTGCGTCAAGTAATTCGTTACCAAAGAAAAGATACCTCGAAGCGGAAAACGAAGCCCGCAAGGAAAAACGCGGAGTCTGGCAGGACAAAAAACCGGTTCCACCGTGGGAGTGGCGTGAAAAGCACAACCGACGGCGATAAACGGCACAATCTCCCGAAGCAGGTCCAACAAATGGCCGACCGAATCAAACTGAAATGCGGCTGCGGAAAAATACTCATCGCAACCGAGAAGCTTGCCGGAAAAATCCTACCGTGTCCTCAGTGCGGAGAGAGCATAGCGATTCCATCTCACGACGAGTCCCCGCAGGAAGTGCGAACGTATCCTGGTCCGATTGCAGAAGAACGTCAGATACCGGTTGGAGATGCCGACGAACTAATACGTAAAACACAACCACGACGAATGCAAGTGCCGAATCAAGGAACGGTATCAATCATTCTTCTGGCGATGATTCTGGCGGCCCTGATCGTTCCCATGATTTTGACGAATTCCTCAACGGTTCCAGAATGGGAATATCAAATCACAGCGCCGTCTGATCTTCTTTTCGAAACCGAGATCAACACGCTAGGGCGTCAAGGCTGGGAATTGGTATTCGCCCGCCGCGCGACAGGATCAAAGGGAGAAAACAGCGTCAATTACGAGATGATCTTCAAACGACAGATCCGCAAAACAAAATGAGCAACCAAAATAAATCTGTCGCAACGTTCTAGCGTTTTCGCCCGCGAATCACCGCAATATTTTGTATCTTGCAAACCGTTCCCGGCGCGGTACATTTCTCGCATTCAGCTGTTTCCCAAGTCTGACAGGCGTCAGCGGTGCCACGCAGGCCAAACTGCGGTATTCACGCAAGATCGCGTAATTTGAGTTCTCTGGCGTTCTGCCAGTCCCCTCGACAACTGCCCACGATGGACAAATCGGGTCGCTGCCGTCGCATGTGCGATGCCCTAATCAGCTTCAATCTTCTAACCCCTGATTGGAGTTTTCGTATGCATGAATTGTCTGTATCCGTTTGGTTGTTTGAAAAGACGGTGTTCCGCACTTTGGAAGGTGCTGAGGCTGCTCAGAGAGTCGAATTTGAGATCACAGGAATTCGAAAACCTGTAATGTTTACTCGGTTGCCGATTTCACAGTTTGAAACGGTGACACAAGAGTCCTCGCAATGCTTGCCAGCTTCGCGTCAGACGCCTGCGCGTACAGCAAGGTGATGTCTGGCTTGGCGTGACCAAGGAATAGCTGCGAAGCTTCAATTCCAACGGACTCGCGAAGCTGCGTTGCGATCAAATGCCGCAACTGATTTGGTTGCCAGTGCGGTATTTTGATCGGCGGCGAAAGCTTTGCGGCTCTTGCGATGCCATACACGATTGATTTTCCATAGCTGCCTGTCGAATACGCGCGGCGTGGCTTGATTGGCAACCATTTTGTCGATTGTTTTCGCTCGGTTTGTCTCCAATATTCCAGCGAATCAGACGTAGAAAATACCGGCTCTCCTGGCTCTCGATTCAGTAACGAAATCAAAAGGTTTTGCGCTTCCGCAGGAATGGCCTTCGTCAGCGTCTTTCCACGACGAGCATTTTTGTGCTTTGCAGGACGATAAAGCCAAACGTCTCCTGTGCGATCAATTGCATCGGGAGTCATTCGGCAAACGTCCTGGGGACGCATCCCGCAGAGAGTTTGCACGCGAATCATGGTGGCAACTGTCGGCGAAACGAACGGCAGAGTTGCAATCACCACCGAAATCGGAACCGGCTCAACTGGAGACGTCTCGCGGGCTAGTCCACGTCCAGCGGGAATTCCATTGACCATGTCGAGGCCAGTCACGACCGAAGCGGGAATCATCTCCTGCGCCGCGCACCATCGCAGGCAGCGGCGAATTCTGCGGATATGGGCGTTTATTGTTGATCTCGCATATCGCGGTGTCTCATCCTCGTCCGACGTTTGTTCCGCCGACAAACTAGATTGGATGGTCATAAGCTTTTTTGGGCCGAAATCGACGGCTAGGCACGATCCAGCATATTCCACGAGGATCTGAAGAGACACTCTCAAATTGTTGAATTCAATTGTCGTTTTGCCATCTTCAGAGTAGTAAGCTCGTGCGTGCCTTTGATACGCGACAGCGCAACCCGCAATTGTAATTGATTGAGGGTCCGGCAGCGGGAAAGGTTCTCCGCACGTTTGCGACGAATACCATTGCGCGAACTTCTTAGAAGCTTCGAGCGACCCTGCTTTGCCGAAATAGATCTTGGCGTTGTCCCACCAGACATACGCACGATTGGTGCTTTTGTCGATGCTTACTTGTTGTGGTGGTTGTTTGCTGCGACCCATTCAGAACACTTCTCAACAATCGATTTTACATCTCACGTACACAACAAAACGCCTTTACATATGTCAACGCCTAAAGCTTGGGAAGCTTTCATTCTACCATTGAACTACACCCGCAAGTTGCGTCACGTAAATAGCTTATGTCAAGTAAGTGTTGAGAAGTGTTGTTCGATTTGAAATCATAAAAACCCGTTAAATACCGTCAGATCTTCTCAAACGATTAAAAACACTTCTCAGAATTTCAAGGTAATTTTGGAACCTGCTGATTAACCGTTTCGTGCCTGACAATGTCTCCGACAGCCTGCACGAATCGCCCCTTGAATTTACGCAACAAATCTTCGGCTTGGGAGAGTTGCGTATATCCGTCGAGGGTCAGTTTTTTCACGGTGCATTTGCCGAACTTTTCAATCGCTTGACGGATCTCATCAAGCAAAATCTCACTCGACTGATGCAGTTTGAAAACCTCCTCATATGTCAAATCACCAAGCCGCAACGTCTGAGGGCTTACCCGATAGCTGGGATTTCTGCCATCATCCGGATTTGGTTGTTGCGGGGGTCGCGACGACCTTTTTTTCGCCATTTGAAACGAACTCGCACGTCGTGGTTGAGTATTGGTAATCATGTGACGTTCCTGTCAAAGCACGCGGAAGAATTGAAACACTATTGCAACAGTATTGCAACAGCATGGATCAAGTCAAGACTATTACAGGTATGTCGTTACGATTGCCAGAAAACCAGAGATGAATTGAGTTCTTTAAAAAACTCGCAACATCTGAACAAACGCTATTGACAGCACTGTGACAGTGTCGATACAGTTCTGTGGCCATGCAGCACTCAATACCAGATATCACACTTACTCAAGCACAATCAATTTTGCGTGTGTCGAAGAACACAATCTGGCGTTGGGTTCACAGCGGTGCATTGAAAACGTCGATGGTCGGTGGCCGTTACCGAACAACCGAACAATGGATTGAGCAACTTGTGAAGCCCGTTGTGATCGAGGTCAAGCAGGTCAGCGATACGACAACGAAAGGACGCTCAGATGTCGCAGGCGGTGAAGAAGCGGTCAGGATCTTTCAGCAAGAGTGCGGCATCAGAAAAAAAGTGTCTCGTTCCAGATTGCACAAATAAATCGTTTTCGCGCGGCTGCTGCCAGCGGTGCCTGCAATCGTTTCGCAGGCAGGTTAAGGCCGGAATCACCACGTTCCCTAAGCTCATTCGAGCGGGTCTGGTATTGAAAGCTCACGAGGTTAAACACGGGCTTGCTCGTCAGGTTGTAAAACGAATCGTTAAGTGACTTTTGATAGCGTTGTAATGAAAAGGAATTCGGAAATGGACGCATGGATACTACTCTGCAGCGTGGCGATTATCAGCGGCGTTTCGTTTGCGTCTGCGGTGATTGTGTGGTGCTGCCTGCGAATCAGCAGTTTCGACGGCATGAGCGAAACGACCGAGGAGATGCGGTTCGGCGACGACTCTGGCGAAGATCACCCCGAGCTCGTGCTGTGCGAGGACTGGTACAACAACCTGAGTGTGTGAGAAAAGAAAGTATGTGAAGCGATGATCACAAAATTAACTCCGCAACAAGAAGAGAAGTTTCCAAGATATGTCCAGAAGTGGATCAAGATTGGACTTTGCACCGAGCCTGCGAATCGCGAGAAGTCCGAGAATGCAATTCGCGGGTTGTATAAGCTCGCGAAGCTCTCAGAGCCAAAAATCGTGTGGGTTGGTTCGCCCCTCGTGGGTGCGATAGCTGCATGCGTGCTGAGATCAATGAATATCAAGGTTGACTCGGCGGTTGGCTCGGCGGTTCGCTCGGCGGTTGACTCGGCGGTTGACTCGGCGGTTGACTCGGCGGTTGACTCGGCGGTTGACTCGGCGGTTGG